CGTCATCCCGTATGTCAGCGATTGTTACGTCGTTGGGGTCCTCAGCGCCTTTTGCAAGCTCTGCTGTTGCCCGTTGCTTGATAGCGGCTTCATGCACCGAAGAAACTGTTTGAAACGTTTCCCCATCATTGAGTTCCAGTTCGATGAGACTCTCAGCTAATTGAATAGCATCCAACTTTTCCGTCTGACTGTAGTCATCGGGAATCTGGACGGGGACGTTTTCTTCAGTAATGTACTTCGGTGTGTATGCCATATTAGTTGACTAAAGTAGCTTTAGAGTGCTGGGCAACGAATAAACAGATTAGTTAGCGGGCTTACCCGTCAATCTTGACCGCGGCCTTCGGGAAGAGGGCCTTCCAGCTACGCCGGGTGTAGGCCTGTACGACCTCGGCCATCCGCTCGGGGTCTTCGTAACTATTGGTCCCCATCGGGGTACGGCTCAGTTCGTAGCCGAAGCGGTCGGTGTCGATGAGGTAAGCACCGTGACCCGTACCATCGATTTCGTTTCCGCTATTGTCAGTACCGATGGACTGAGTGTTGTCGATAAGGACGTTCAGACCGGCAATCTCGCCAATCTCACCCGTAGCGACCACTTGGTCACCGGAGGCAGTCGCACGGTTGAAGTTACTGTCCGTGAGGAGGTCACCATACGCCTGAAGGTCGAGAATCATCGTGTCGGGACTGTAATCGTTCTCACGAACAGCGATAATACCGTCACGAATGTCAGCGAAACTGAACGAGTCGTTGTTGTCCCCGACAGTCCGACTGATGTTGTTTTCGAGTTCCTGATACGCCTCGTAGTTGAGCACCTCGTCCATCGCACGGCCAAGGTCCTCAACCTCACGAGCCTTCATATCGAGGAGGCCGTCCTCCTGCGATTCCATCGTGAGAGCAATCTCACCAGCGAACTTATCGAAGTTCACCGTTACCGTGTCAACGGTGTTCTGGTGCCGAGGGATTTCAGCGCCCTCCGGAACCATGCGAACACGCCCCATGTTGTCCTCAGCGATATTGAACTGATACGCGTTAGACTGGATGCTGGTCGCATTAATCTGGTCGAAGACCTCTCGGTAAACGAGGTCAGCCTCTACAAGTTCTTCAACAGTGTCACGGACGAAATCCTCCGTGATAACGTCCTGAGCTTTGAGTGCCATTAGTAAATCTCCTAAAAGTTAGTCTATCTTACTTCGAAAGTTCGACAACATCGTTGCCGTCCGCATCAGTTCCAGTGGCAACGACGATGAAGTCGCTTCCACCAGCGCCCGAAGCAACACCAGCCGTGCCATCCGCGTTAGTATCGGGAATTGCAACCACTTCACCGATACTTCGACTACCATCAGACTTGGCGATAACGCCACCGTTCGTCTTGACAGTCGCCTGTTCACCACTTTCGGCGTCGATATACGCGACACCGAAAATAGCCGAGTGGCCGTCTGCGGCGTTAGCCTTCACAACGCCACTCGAAGTCACTGCAACAAGGTCACCGGCCTCAAGGGCCTCACCTGCCGTGTCGTAGTAGTAATCGCCGTAGCGACGAGTCTCGTCACCAGCGTTCTGACCGTTAAAGCTTCCTTCTACCATATTAGTTCACCTTTAAATTAGTTAAGAATCCGCTCACGAAGCTCAGCCTGCTTCGCTTCAACATCTTCGTCTTCCTCGGAGAGTTCTTCGCCATCCGCGGCTTCCTCAAGCTCCTCTTCCTCGGGGTCGTCGCCCTTAGGGGCGGGGCTGAGTTCCTCGGTCACATCGTCGGCCTCGGCAAACTCTTCGAGCTGTTCCTTCATCTCGGAAATGCCGAACTTGTCCTCGACGGTATCAGCGTCGAGTGCAATGTGGTCGGCAAGAGCTTCTGCGTAGACCGAGCGAACCTCGTCAACGGTCTCCTGAAGCTCCTCGAACTCGGTCTCCTCCACGACCATCGGGTCGTCATGGTCCGCGAGTTCCTCCACGTCCGAACGATTAACCTCATCAAGGACACGAGTACGGTCCTTTAGTTCTTCGAGGTCGGCCGAGAAGTCTTCCTTGAGTTCTTCGAGTTCCGAGGGCTCGTCCTCGGTCGTCTCTTGTGCTTCCTTAAGTTCCTCGAACTGCGCTTCGAGTTCATCGACCTTCGAGGCCTTCTCACGAAGCTCATCGAGGTCCTCGCCCTCAACGACTCGGGCGTCGTCGTATTCACTGAGTTCGTCTTCTACATCAGTCATAGTTTGTTTCTCAAAAGTAACGTTAGTGAGAGTTGCTTCAGGCCCCTCACCCGCGCCTGCCCCACGACTCTGCTCAGAAATATCTGCGTCATCGTCCGGGGAGGTTTGTTCATCTGATTCGGTGCTAGGACCGTCCGTGTCTTCGTCAAGTTCGTCAGAATCGCCCTCGTCGGCCTCGCTGGCCTCTTCCCGTGGGGTATCAGTCCCTTCAGGGTATCGCTCGGGCATTTCCTCGTACTTGGTATCGTCAGCTTCCTTTTCAGCACCCTCGGGCCGCTCTGCGGCTTCTTCAGAGTCTGCTGGAAGAAGGTCACCGTAACCAGCAGTCACAGTAAACCCAGAGGACTTCATCTCGCCGTCCTCTTCCTCCATAATTTCGACCATGACGATTTTCTTCGATTCGTCAATATGGACAATCTTCCCCATCATCTGAGGGTTGACTTGCCAATTGACCATCTGACCCTCGGACCAATCCGGGGCATCGACAGCGTTCTCCTCGAAGTCTTCAAACATCATGGCCGCACACTCAGCCGCTGTAAATTGAGTAGATGGCCCAGACTCGACAGTCACACCGTCTCCAGCTTCAACTGTGTCTGTCTGGTCCATCTCTCCCATTGTTACAGTATTAGAGGGAGCGGCTCCAGTAGGAACGATGGAGAGGTTATCAAATTTCATCCGCTTGATGAGCTTTGCACCGGTCTCATCGTCCTCTTCCATCTGTTCAACATCCGGGTGGAAGCCCCGAATCGAAACTTCAAGACGGCCGTTCTCTATCTTCTCGGCAAGCTCTTCATCGTCAAGCTCTGCCTCGTAAAGAACACCGACTCCATCTTGATATTCGACTCGGGTGACCTCTCCGACAACGCCATAGGCGCTGTTTTCGTGGTCAACGACCAGCGGACGGCCCTCTAGTGAGTCTGTAGCGGGTTTGAGAGCTTCACGGGTCCACTTTTTCTTAATACCGCTCTGCCCGAGTGTAACGTCTCCCTCACCGATAGCGATACCGCTAACAGTGTAAGGTTCATTTTCCTCGGACGAAAGGTGAGCGCCGTGACGCGCAAGTTCAACCGCCTCTTTCGACTCTTCAGACATAAATAAGTGTAAGTGGAACGGGCGTCCGTTTCCGGTCACTTAACGTGGTAAGCAGAGGGGATACTTAAAGGGTTTATAAACTTATCCCTACTCCCCGTTCATGTACACTGCTTTGACCGACCCGTTCCCGCTCGGAGCGGTGCTAGCTGTAACAACGACACGGTAGTAGTCAACCGGTGCATTGAACGACTCACCCAGAAGCGAAACTCCGCCACCTGCTGACACAGTGATGCCGGATTCCACCTCAACCGACTCAGAAAAGTCACCATCCTCATAGTTCGTGACTTCGAGTGTCGCCGTCACGTCTTGGTCGAGTGTGTTGACTAACTTCACGATGGTCTCATCATGCTTTTCAACGGAAAAACCATCACCACCGGTCGAATCATCACCATCCACGTCCGGGAGGTCGTGGTTGTCAGTATCGCTGAAAGTTACCTCGAATACCTGTTCGCTGTTCTCGCCTGCTCGTTCGCGTTCGTTGTAAAGTACCATATTTTGTTACCTCGTAAAACCGTTAATTCAACTAATATCGTTTTTTCTAAGCAATTCTGCTATTCAATACCTCGGGATATTCAATATCCTTCATCGGTGGCCTAATTTCAACCCCCTCCCACATACTGTGATGACTGTGGCAAAGAGGGACCAAATTGTCTACTCTATTACCCCTCTCATAATCATACTCTCCATTTTCAACAAATTCATCTCTAGGAATAATATGATGGAGATGTAAATCCATATCTCGTCTTTGAAGATGCTCTTCCCTTTTCTCTCCACAATACCAACACTCTTTATTAAACTTCTCAAGTACTACTTCACGTCGCTGTGCCCAATTGGGACCATATAGAAGAGTTCGTCCACCCTTATACATCGGATTTTTCTCACCCTTCTTCTGGTTTGACATATATACTGAAAAGCATTCCAGAGAGCACACCGAATCGTCACCTTTGAACTGATATGGTTTGCGTTCTATAGTATTCTTACACACTTCACACTCCTTCGTAACAGCATCTGTTTCCCACGCATCAAGTTTGCATTCCTTAGAACAGAAACTACTTACATCTACTTCAGACGGCTTAACAGTATACTTATCACCACAATTATCACAGGAAACATCTACATTTCCACCGTTCCACGAAGGATGCTCTTTACCTACCCAATTAGAGCCTTTCCATTCTGACTCACAATTTTTATCACAAAAGTGGTTTATAAGTTCATATTCCCCCATTTCAAACGCACGAGATGGAGGTATGTAAATTTCATTTCCACACCACGAACATTCTGTATCAATTCCACCACCTCTCTCAAAATTATTTTTGCATTTCACTGAGCAAAAGTGATTTAAATTGTTCCTGTCACTACGTTCAATGTCCTTAGTTCGTTTTTCAAATTCTTCCCCACATTCAGAACATTCCAAAGTTCGAAATATCTCATCTTTGTGAGTAGCCTTATGAACCCCAAGACCACGTTTCGAATCAGTCTGATAGCTACATCCAGATTCATCACATCTGTATTTGTTTGGCATACTATTTAATTAATTTCCAGTAGCTTAAGTTTTGCGCCGCCCTAAAAGATTCGATAACTTGTCTTAGAATCGTCCACGCCAGTAGGTTGTCATCAAAACTTCATCTTTGAGCGCACTGCAAAACCTTTTAGGCGACCGAATTTCTCCAACCATATCTGCTCGACAGGAAGTCCATGAACCACCGAGGCTCGCCCAAGCCTTCAATACGGACTTTCGAGTCCATCCATCAGGTAAGCTTGAAAATCCGATATGAGGGTCTTTTACTCCCGGTATGTTGATTAACTCCTCATACTCCATCTGAGACACCTCACGGCCCGAGAGAGCGGCTTGATGATGGTCGAAGATATATTCCTTTTTCGCTTGCTCAAACTCTTCTATAGAGTCTTGAGAGCCTTCTATGTACTTGTATACACCAGCCTCTTCGCCCTGTCTCGCCAACTTCTTTGGGTCAACATCATCATCAGTTTCTATTTTTCCCGAAGATAGTTTCCCACCATCTACAACAACCATTCCACCGCTGACTAGTCCGACGACATACGCCGGTTCATCTGATGTTGGTTCGACTTTTTCCGTCTCAGCCTCACCTTCCTCATCCTTTCCAATCGGAAAGTCAAACGTTTCGGTCATCACTGACGTAATAACGCCAACTGAATCGTACCCTTCGACAGAGACCTCTTGACCTTCTTTAAACTCTGCTAACACAGCGGGGGTTCGATTCTCGAACGTGAGGTGGTCTCCCAGTTCTGTCAGTGTCTCGCTATCCAGTTCGTCAAGGTCGATTTTCATTCGCCTTCCTCCATATCAATGCCGTACTTTTCAGCAAGCTCATCAGCAGTCGTAACATCATCTTCCTGTGCATCCTCAAGCTCCTCTGCTGGAAGTGGAATCATCCCACTCCGGCAGTTGAAGTGGAACGGTGGAACTGGAGGAAGTGGGTCAAACCCTTGGAACAGGAGCCTGTCTCCAACCTCGTCTGCCCACTGCTCGCCCAGCGGCTCTCCACCAAGTTCCGCAACAGCGCCGTCACGAGCCCCACACCCAGCAAGGTTCTCACACAGTCGAGTAGTGTTCTCGTTACAGGGGTTGACGATTCTGACCCCGGCAACGTCATCGGACCGCTCGAACTCAGTGAGCTTCGTGTTCTCGATAGCCGACTGAATCTGCATCCGGGCGATAAGCTGTGCTCGCTGAGCCAGCTTCTCATCACTGTAGGTGTTTTCGACACGATTGACGATGTTTTCGAGCGTGTCACCGGCCTCAGCGCCACGGCGGAACTGCTGTTCCATACGAGACGAAAGCTCTTCGAGCGCGTCCCGGGTTTCCCGTGAAGCAACACCACCATACCGGGCGGCGTTCTGTCGGTGGTCGTTCCCGAAGTTAGTGTCGAGGGTGACCTTCTGGTTGTCCTGAGACAGCGTATCCAGCGTTCGCTGAATCGTCTCCCGCATCAACACCTCTCCAGAATCGGAGAGGTCTCGGTCCCGAAGAACTGCATTGAGTCGTGTGTTTGCCAGCCCTTCAAACGCCTGAGTCGCCGCATTCGGCGCATCAGCATACTCACCTCGAATACGACCGAGTGTCGAGTCACGGAACTCAAGCATGGTTGATTCGATAATTCCAGCAAGGTCGTTCTCAATATCCGATGTGCCAACGACCCGCGGGTCGACCAACTCCTCGGCGTCACAATCTCCATCTCGGCCACAGGACACGCTCTCATCGAGTTCTTCGACTTGCACGTCCCACACGGAGTTCTCTTCTTCGTCGGAACTGGGTCCGTCCTGTGGACTCTCAGCGGGTGCTGAGTCAGCATCGTCTTCAGAGTCGGAACTCGGCGTTTCGCTCGGAACCTGCTTTGGTGAGCCGGGTTGGTTGTTCTTCACACCATTGTAGTTAATGTTGTTATCATTGGCGTTCTGTCGATGATACTCCTCACCGGGGATTCCAAGCTTGAACTTGACCTTCTCAGCGTCTTCTTTGTTGAGATTGAACATCTGCATGGCCTTCTCTTGGACGACACTGGAAAGTTCAGTCTCAAGCTCACGTCGAGCTTCCTTAATTTGTCGCTGAGTCATCCGCTCTTGCGTTTTCGACCCAGAGGCGTTGAGCTTCTGCTCGAAGGCACCAAGCGCGTACTTGGGCATCGGCATAGCGGACGTGATGTAATCAACGTCAAATTCAAGATAGTCGATAATATCCGCCACCTCGCCAGAGATAGTCTCTATGTCAACGTCACCACGGACACCCTGCTTTAGGCCGGGATGAAACTCATCCATTTCATGGGACCGCATGAACTGATTAATGTCGTCGCTGTCCCACGGCTGGTCTTCCGTTCCGAAGAGGAAGAGCCACAAAGGATACGCTTTTGAGGCGATTGCCTCGTTCTGGTCACGCATCTTATTTTTGAGGCCCTGTATTTCCGAGCTAACGGCTTCAAGGCGGCTCGTTCCCCATGCTTCGTTTACGTCGGAGTCTCGTGTAAGTTTGATAACGTCGTTCAGTGCGAAGTTGTTCACGTCATCAGAGTTAGGAGACTGACTCCCGTAACCTGAGCTTGTCGTATATTGCGTATACGCCGCAGTCAGCCCATCATCAGTCTTGGGTAGTTCCCCGCCAACATCTTCAAAATCCCCGGGCTTGTCGTCGGGAAGCAGGAGCAATGGTTGTCCGGGTCGGGTGTTCGGGCGAACAGTCTCTGCGTTAAGAAACGCCAGCCCATAGAGCTTTTCCTCGTCTTCAACGGCGTACACCTTCTCGATGAGACAGGTTCCACGAACCTCCCGCTGGACAATCGCCTTTTTGAGCATGTGACGAATATCCTTATCCGGTTCTTTTTCTATGATAGCACTCTTCTCAAGCCATTCTTCGAGTTTCTTTCTCTCTTCTGGCTTCAGCACACCGGAACCGTCATCTGCTTCCCCGGGGGCAGGGTCTGGAAGACCGGTCTCCGGATTCGGCTTGACACGCTCAGACTTCGGACTGTCTGACTCGACAACAACTCGATAGCCGGGCTCAACAACCTGTTGAGCGAACGAGTTGATAGGCTTCCGAACGAGTGGCGTTGTCTCATACTGTCGCCAGTAGCGCCGCATCCGGTCTTTCGGGGGCTCTTCCCGCTCGAAAGAGGTCCCACCAGTAAAGGGGGTATTGGCAAAGTCCCCGTCCTGTCGAACGTTAGGAGTTGATTCACGCTCTTTGTCCTCAGCAAGCGAGGCCTTTCCAACACTCCGTCCAATAAAGTTACGTAGATTAGCTTCTTTTTTAGCCATAGTATATTACTTGAAAGTTAGTTTTAGTGTACATTGGTTGAAAGTTCAATCTGCATCTGAATCACCTGTATCTCCTATTCGTCTCATTCCGTCTGGTCGAACGACCGCGACTGGTCCGCTGATTATCGTTCTGAGACCGCAGGTCGCCCATGTTAAACAGGCGCATCGACTCGCGGTCCGATGGGGTAAACGGCCGATTGTTTCGGGCCCAGTTGGAGAGCGCCAGTGCGTCACAGAAGTCGTCGTGGCCACCAGAGGGGTGCTCGATTTTCATCCGGCCCGTCTGGGTGTAGGAGTATTCGAGAGCGGTAAGCTGGGTGACCATCTTGTTCTCGGGTTCGTTAAGATTTTTCTCGTAGTGGAAGCGAATCTCCTTGGCCTGAAACGCGTCCTTGAGTGTGCTGTAGAGGTCCGCCTTTTTCGGACCGGTAAAGGTGAATCCCTCAACCTTTCGTCCTACGTCCTCTTCGAGCATGTCAACGACACCCTGACCGAGACCAGTCGCGTCAACCACGACCTTATCATAGTCGTGAATTGCGTCGAGTTCCGCAATCCGCCGAGCGGCCTCGGTCAGCTTTTTGCCTTGGTGATACTCAACATCGAAGACATTGCCGTGTTCATCCATCGAAATGTAGACCGACGCGTCATCCCCAGTGTGAGCAATGTCAGCGCCGAGATACGCTTTCGAACCGTCATCTCTGGAGATTCTCTCGTCAACGCCACCAACGTCGTAATCGTTCCGGTGTAGTACTTCTTCAGTGGTGAAGTAGGCGTCTGCCGCCTCCACGAACTCACCGAGAATCTCCTGCTGAAACTGCATCGGTGAGAGCGCCTGACGTTGCTCCTCGATGAAGCTATCATCGACGTAGGGGTTTTCCTCAGTCTGGGCGTGCGTCACGTTATAGTCGGGCTCTTCGCCTTTCTCGACTGATTCTTTGGCTTCTCGGTACCGTTCATAGAAGTAGCCCTGTTTCCCGAGTGGGGTACTGGTCATGACAAACGTGTTATCCCCGACTGCCAGCATGGGGCTCAGAACTTCTTGGAAAATCTCGTCGGCCACGAACGCCGCCTCGTCCACCATTAGCAGGTCGGCGCTGTACCCACGAATATTAGCACCGGAATTGCCGACAGGCAAACACAGGATGCGCGAGCCGTTGGCAAACTCGGCTTCACTCCTCGTCTCACGAGGGATTCCCCAGTCGATTCCGGAACGTCCCTCCCCGGGGTTGCGAAGCTCGCCTTTGAGCGTATTGAATAGCTCAAGGGCCTGTCGCTGTGCCCGAGCCAGAATCAGCACATTGGAGTTAGAGTGTGTTACAGCATACCAAATCGCATACCACGATGCCGCAAGTGACTTTCCGACCTGACGGCCGGCGATGAAAATCCGCCGGTCTTGGGGACCCGGACCACGACCATCGAGGAACGATTTCTGATAGTCTGTGGGTTTCTGGCCGAGGACTTCCTCAACGAAGAACGACGGCTGTGTGAGAAGTTTACGGGCCTCGGCTTCAGTATAATCAGAGAAGTCTATCATCAGTATTATCCGTCGAGTTCATCACGAAGCTGACTCAGTTGCTCTGAGACGCTCTGACCGGCTTCTGCCTTCTGCGACTCTGGGTCATCGAGTAGTCCCAGCTTCTTCATCTTCGAAGTCATCGTCCGGTCGAGCCTGTCATAGGCCATGTTGACGGGATTCTCGTCAGTCTCCGTGACAAGCTCACCCTCGCGCATCATTGGGTCACCGTTCTCGTCGCGGACGATGTTCTCCTGAATCAGGCCCTCATCAGAGGTGTAGTCGTTCGCCTGACGTTTCTTGTGCATGTCGATGGCGATTTCGCGCACCATCTGGAATTTTTGAAAGTTCTCCTTGTCGAACGGAGCATCTTCCATCATCGACTCTACAAGTGCGTCTACCCACGCCTTCTCCTCACCGGGAAGGTTATCGTAATAGTTAGAGCGTTGCGTGTATATCCCATGTTTCTGGGCGTTAACGTTCCCCTTGGGCGCACCACTACCAGCACCGCCGTGGAACTTACAGCGCCCTTCGCCAACATGGTCGGTCTTGTACCCGGACTTGAGGGCGCAGTGACCACCATCTCTCGTCTCTGCATTACATTTTCCTTCTACGGGCTCTTCGTTAGACATTCAAAAATCACCAAAAGTTCTCTCGGCGTCTTCATTTAATGTGGTAAGCAGAGGTCCTTTAAGTAGGAGCGACCTCTTTGGGGTTGTTCGTGTAGGATACTTGACACTGTGGGTCGGGAGAGGCGCGGCGTGTGTTTGTCTTCTTTCGAAACGCAGTAACTCTGTTTCAAAATTTACTCCTCCGATTCGACACGACAAAATGCGGTCTTCACTTCCGCGAACGTTGCAAACTCTAGCTGTAGCGACTCCCCAAAGGCTTCTTTCATTCAGAAGTACTCCGTGCGCTCTCTGATTGCCTGACGAATGTGTCGGTACTCACTGGAGCCCATGTTTGCGACTTCCATGAGTTCCTTGTACTCATCCCGTGTGATGATTCGGTCTTCAAAATTAGTCGTATCTCTGTCCGAAACGAGTGAGCAGGCCGCGACGATTACCTGCTCGGTCGTATAATTGCCAAACTTGTCGAAGTCTATTTCCTCGGCCATCTCGATTACGAGTTCAGTTTTCCGTTCGTCCAAGTCGAGATGGTCACAAAAAAGTCGCGCGTCGTTTACTTTTCCAGCCTTCCAAGCGCGATGTGAATTGTCGTCATCACGCTTGCCGTAGTTGAGTTCTGACAGCCGCTTCCACTTTTCCCGGTCAGCCCCTCGTGGAAGGCTGTCGTCCCAGTGGAAGAAGGTAGTTTTGGCGTTTGACTGACCATTATCTTCGTAATACGACTCGGTGTCGAAGTCCTCATCCGCCCATTCAGAACTCCCACTCCCTGCGTCCCGTTGAATCCCCTTTTCGTCAAGCCGTGTAACTGCACGAGATACTTGCTCTTCGGACATAGACATAAAGGTATTTAAGCGTTTTGTTCCGGGGGTACTTAAACCTTTCGATGAACTATCTCTTCGACAAGTACTGCATTACCTTTCCAAAGAGAGTCATGCTTTTTTCAGATTAAGTAAACACACTGCGCCTCCCTCCTTGGGGACCTTCTCTCTTTAAAGAAAGGAATGTGCCGTGGGGTCTTAAGTCTTTTGGTTGTTCCACCCCGGAGAAGCACAGTGTGTTTGTCTATTCTTCCCCACGGCCCATCCTTCCGTCCCCAAGCGCAATGTCAGTTCTTTGATAAGAGACTGTTCCGGCTCTCAGGTGAGTGAAATTCAATTTCGAGTAGGTACACTGCGCCGGGTGTGGTCTCTCAGAGAATCTTAGACCCTTGCCGTCCCCGAGTTACGGTGTCAGTGTCAGTGAAGCGAAATGACCTAAAACTGGGCTTGAGAACAGGTAATTTTCTGTGAGCGGTAGCCTTCTTTCGCGGCGCGGCGTGAATTATTTATTTTAAAAAAAAACTGACAGCTCAAGATTTTTTGGGTGCGCCCCAAAATATCTGCGCTTGAGCAAAACGAATTTTTGTGAATCACCAAATCTGAGTGTACACATCTGTACATCGATGTACACATCTGTACATAGAGCGACCGCCCGCCTCTAAATATCATGATTGTTCATTATAGATAGGATTCTGGGGGTAGCGACCCAGTACCTGCTGAAATCGGCCGAATTAGCCCTCCGTCCTAATGCGACAGATATATATGATACCCGTCCCTCTGCTAATTTGCTGGCAGGCAGGTAAGATGAGTATTCCACCTGTGCCCTCCGGGGTAACTGGGAATATGATGTAAGCGAGCGCCCCACTAAGGGGCCCAACGTGTGCCTTAGGCGGTCTAAGGTGGTCTAACTGGACCTAAGACAGAGGGTTAGGAAATTGCGAAAGTGGTCAAATCAAGCGTTTTACGGCTTAACGCTTGCGGGCGTCGTCACTAAGTTTAGTCGGATAGGCCGTATACGGTGATTCAACAATGACTGACAAACCAAGCTACCTACGAGGTACTGACCTTCAAACCGACAACGACAATTCGCACGTCTTTGAGGCTGAGATAAGCGGTCTCAGCGTCTCTGACGTGGACTCTGAGGGTACGGTCGTCCATATCCCACCAGCTCATGACCTTGAGTCTGAGCTGAGTGAGATTAGGACTGATAACCCAAGTCCCAAACAGAAATTTGGGCTTTCGTCCTTTGCGGACCTCATACTGGCAAAGGTCGCAGAGTCAGACGCCGGTAATATGGCGTCTCACGGCTTCTGGCTGGTGGATAAGTACCACGCCACGAACGCCGATACGCTCACTGAATGGCAATTCACGGCCCAAGTGAGTAACGCCCGAACCCCAACCGGCGAAAGCGTCGCAGAGCGCCTTAGCGCCTCTGAGAAGACGGTTTTCGACGCCGCTTACAAGGTGGGTGAGGAGTTTAAGGCCCTTAGCGAAAACCGCCTCCCTGAGTACGGTAACTACGAGGAGGCGAAAGAGGGCTCAGACCTCCGTGAAATGACTGATTACGCCGTCTGGTACAAGACGGTGTACCAAGTCTACATGGGGGCCCGCGTGGAGGAACTTGCCGGAGAAGTCCTCTGCGAGGCGCTCAATGACGATGAGTGGATTGCCCACTCTGAGAAAGTGAGTGAGGCGACGGGGATTGATACCCCGGAGGCAAAGGGGATTGACCTCTACCTCCCTGAACGGGACACCACCGTTCAGGTGAAACGGGGCTCCGGAGGCAACCTTCGGGATTGCGAGGCAGACTGGATTGCCCGGTATCACGCACCGGACAACGACGGCAAAGCGGGGCGCGACGCCCGGCTTACGATAGAGCGGAACGACTGAGGGCACGGGCCCTCATCCCCGGCTGACGGGCGCAGTGAGCGGCACTGTGCCCGGTCGAGGGATTCCAATGACGGAATACACCACGCTTTCCGACGGCAAGACGCACCGAGTCACTGACAAAGGCTACACGAGTGTTGCTGGGCACTTCCAGCAGACGGCTTGTGGCCTACACGTGCACGAGCGGCAAGACAACGTGGACGTGTACGAGACTGAGGAGGCACCGGAGGTTGACGACCTCTGTGCCAACTGCGACCGGGCGGGCACCGATAGGCCACTCCCACCGTGCCTCAAGGCCGGTGGCCCGGACATAATCTGAGGGACCGGCCCTCTTCCCCGGCTTACGGGCGCAGTGAGCGGCACTGTGCCCGGTCGAGGGAACTACAATGAACGAACGCTACGCCGACAAGCGCAACGTCGTTGCATCGCTCCGTGAGCACATCAACTCCTCTGACGAGGACGAGGGACGTATCACGGTGTACGACACTGACACTCGCATCGTTGCGGACGACCGCGACGAGATGGAAGAGCGCAACCTCTGGAACGCGAGCATTGAGCGGATTGACGACATAATCTGCTCAATCGATTGGGAGGTTACGAGCTTCGGGACTCAGCTACTCGAACTCAACTTCCACGAGTCAGAGCTAGACAACGAGTTCACGCTTGCCCCGGCTGGAGTGAACGCGATTGCACCGCAACAAGCGACCAGCCCGACCGACCTCGGGCCCCGGCTTGACGAGGCACTGACGACGCTCGAAGAGGAGCTTGACGCGGCGTTCACCTTCCAAGAGGTGAGCGCCGGGAGCATGGCAAACGGTGGCCACTACACTGACTTCGAGTTCAAATACTCCATCGATACGATGGAGTCACTCTAGGGCAGACGGCCCACTTACCCCCACCTTCCTCTTTCACGAGGGGAGGGTGGGAGTTTTTTATATTTGGTCTTGCCCTGCTGTTCGTTGTGCAGGGCAACAACTATACTTAAAGGAAGGGGTAGGCGACTAGCTTGCCCCTTCCCCACTTTTGATACCCAACCGCCCCCAAGAGACGAACGCATGACAGAGAGCTATCGACGTAGTCGAACAGCCACAGACATAGGCGCTGAGACGACGCTGGAGACGTTTCGGGAGGTGGCTTGAGTGATTACCTTCATCCTCACACTGACGCTCATAGCAGGCATCCTCGCCAGCCTGTAGGGCACCACTGTGTTTACCGCCTTCCCCGAGGCCGGCTGACTGTCGGCCGGCGAGCGCAGGGCAAGAACTATACTTAAAGGTAAGGGTTGGGGCCATCCTGTCATCCCCGAGGGTTGGGTTGGCTTTCCCCACGACGGCCGTCGACCTTCCCCAAGAGGGTAAACACAGTGACCGCCGCCGGGCCACCGCAGGGCAATAACCATACTTAAAAGTAGGGGGTACCCACTTGGGTTGCCGGTACCCAACTCTTTAGTACCCTTCCGCTCGTGGGTTTACCTGCAATGGCACAGAAGGTTGACTCACACTGCCGACACTGCACCGCCAGCTTCACCGACGCAGACGACGCCAGCGCCCACGAAGAGGCGATGGGCCACGAGGTCAACTACGGGGCCGCCTACACGCCCGTGGACGACCTGTCCGACGAGCGTCGACGCGAGGCCTACCGCAACACGGAACCACGCACGCGGCGCGAGAGGCTCAGCGAGGGCCACCCGCGTAGCGCAGACTACTGAGCAAGCCGGCGGTTTTCTTTTTGACACCCCCTACCTTTAAGTAGAGTTTCCGCTCTGCTGTCGCCCCGCAGGGCAACAACTATACTTAAAGGTGGGGGTTCGGCCCTATGCCGAAGGTGTTAAGTAGTACCCGATACAAGCATAGGGTGTAGCATGACAGACGCTATGAAACAGCAGTTCCTCGAAGGCACCGACTGGACGACCGACGGCATGGGCACCCTCATCTGCCCCCACGGCCACAGGTGCGAGGACGACTTGGACGAGCACGGGGAGTGTGGGTGCACCTCACCCCTGCGCTCGGCGGGCCTCATCTGAGCCGGCGGTTTTCTTTTTGACACCCCCTACCTTTAAGTAGGGTTTCCGCTCTGCTGTCGCCCCGCAGGGCAACAACTATACTTAAAGGTGGGGGTTCGTCACTCAAGCGATGTATTTATACCCCACCCGACCCAAAAGTAGAGTGTAGCATGATACGAGCCACGCGCTACTGTGCACGGTGCGAGATGAACTGGGACCACGTTTCGAGTGAGTGCGAAAGTTGCGGTGCACCCGCGGACATAGCCCGCGTCAAGCGGCACAACTGGGACACCGCGGAGGTGGCCTGAGATGGCGGCACAGGACGACGACGGCCCATAGTCAAGCGGCCGGCGGCGGCTTTCGCAGGGCAACAACTATACTTAAAGGTCGGGGGTCGGTCGTTGTCGAAGTCCGACACCTTTAAGTAAGGGTTTTGCTCTGCGTGGCTGAGGCAGGGCAACAACTATACTTAAAGGGAGGGGGTTGAAATGTTGCCGCCTTCCCCTATCTATAAGTCCCTCCCGGTACAAGCATAGGATGTAATGTGCCAAGCACCCGGCTGTTACGATGACGCAAAGTACGCCGAACCAACCGACCACAGCGACGAGCCGCTTACGGTCTGTCACCGTCACGTGGACCCGACTAAGGACGGCATAGAGAAGCTCTAACGGCCGCTGAGAGAAGTTCTCCGTATTGGGCGCGATACCCCGGCACGGGCCGGCGTGGACGGCGGAGGGTAGCCCCCTCCCCCCGGAAGGGGGTGCCGCCATGTCGCGCGGGTTCAACTCCCGCCGCGCTCGCTTTTTGCAGGGCAATAACCATACTTAAAGGTACCGGATTGCGTGGCGTCACTGTGTTTACCCGTAACCTTAAGTAAGGTAATTGCTCTGCGTGGCTGAGGCAGGGCAACAACTATACTTAAAGGTGGGGGTTCGGCCTTGGGACGACAGGTTTATACCCCTCCCGGCCCGAGTATAGCTTGCAATGGCAGTGCAAGACCAGACGGCTACGACGGACGCACCAACCACGACCACCACCGACAGCGACGACAGCTATACCGTTCCGGCGTCACGCGTCGCCGCGAGCTTAGACGACACGGCGACGGTGAAGAAGTACGAGTCGGGCAACGTCGGCGTCAAGGTGGAAGAGCCCCGCACGCTCTTCCATAGCGAACTGAAGCCGTTCGGCTGGGGTATCAGGTCGGTCCTCAACCGAAGCGTCTACCTTCAACCGGAGGACAACTAACATGTCAGAGAAAGAAGACGACGACGGGCCATAGGAGGGGGGAGGGGCCACCCCCTCCCCTATTTTTGCCGACCCCTACCTTTAAGTAAGGTTTTCACTCTGCTGTCGGCACCGCAGGGCAACTACTATACTTAAAGAGAGGGGGTAAGGCAAGTATTGCCGGTTCATGAGTCATTAAGTACCCCCGGGCCCAAGCATAGGTTGCAATGGCATCCCAAGAACCCGAGCCCGCTGTTAGCTTCGAAGCGATGAACGTCAATGTCGAACGTCAGCCAGACATTGAACACAGTCAGACGCATACTGAGTCCGGCGGGTACGAGATAACCGCAATTGGGGCAGAGAATCAAGAACACCGAACCTTTCACGCAACGGCGCTGAACGTCAACGGCATGGCGATTGCAGGAAACTTCTCAATCGGGGAGCACAATGAAACCATCACTCTTGTCAAAGAGACTGAAGGTGACGGTGGCTACATGAACCTCGTTCTCAGCAGATAACAACTGCGTTTTCTTTTACCCGGCCGGTATCTTTAAGTATGGTTTCTACACTGCGGGGCGGTCCGCAGGGCAACAACCATACTTAAAGGTAGGGGGTTGAAATGTTGCCGCTTCCCCACCCTTTAGTACCCTCCCGGACGTGTGTCTAATTGCGATGACGCGCCAGACCACCGCAGACGACGGAGTACTGCCATTTGACAAGTCCGACCTGCACGAGGGTATGGGTACGATAGAGCGTATTGTAGCTCTTAGTGGCTACACTGACAAGTCCCGTAACATCACCAATGAGGGGCTGTGTAACCGCTGTGGCTACGACCGGGGCATCTATCACTCGCACACTGAGGTGGACTCACAGTCCATTGAGTGCCGCGAGTGCGGGGCCTTGCTCGCGGGCTGGGGCCACGACCAGTAGGACAGTTGACTTTTCTTTTGCCGACCGGTACCTTTATGTAGGGTTTCTGCACTGCGGGGCGGTCCGCAGGGCAAGAACTATACTTAAAGGTAGGGGGTCGGTCCTGTGTCGAAGGGTTTAAGACCCTCCCGGCCCTCGAATAGCATGTAATGGCAGTGCAAGACCTCAGCGAAGTCCGAAGTAGCAACCTCGACCGAACGACCGAACCCGCGGCCGCCGCACGCTGTCCCGAGTGCGACCGGACCGTCATCAAGAAGCTCAGTAGCGCGAAGGCTCTCCAGAAGCGCCACACGTGCCCCGAGTGCGACCGCGCCTACGGCGTCAGCCTCGCGGATGAGGACGATTTCGAACGCGCTGAGAGTGTCAGCGCGGCCGTTCAGAGCACCCGATAGAACCGGCCGTTTTTTTTTTGATACCCCCTACCTTTAAGTATACCTTTCGCACTGCGGCCGCACCGCAGGGCAAGAACTATACTTAAAGGTGGGGGTTCGGCCTTGGGACGACAAGTTTATACCCCTCCCGACCCGAGTATAGCTTGCAATGGCAGAACACAAAGGTGCGGAAGTGCTCGAAGCGTTTGACCATGACTTCAACACGGCCTCCGAAATTCCGGCTTCAATCATGAAGTGCATGGCCTTCATCAAGGACAACACGGGCCTGCTGGGCGACTACAACACGGGCAAGGCAAAGCTCAACGTCAGCGCCAGTGTGGTCATGGTCACCGCCCGCTCAAGCCGTATGCGGACGGACCTGCTCCAGTGGATAGACGAACAGGACGACCTGAAAATCGGTCAAGTGAGTATCAAGAGCATGGCCGGCGGCGACACCGTGCCCCACATCGAGATTCACCAGAACTGAGCGACCGGCGTTTTTTTTTTGATACCCCCTACCTTTAAGTATACCTTTCGCACTGCGGCCGCACGGCAGGGCAACTACTATACTTAAAGGTATGGGTCTGTCCAGATACCCCCTATCTATAAGTACCCCCCGAACATAGATTAGCTTGCAATGGCAGACCAGATTCAGGCCAACGGCGCGACGTACAATATCTCACAACCTGTCGGCATGGAAGCCAACCACAGCGGGCTTCAGGGCTTCGTTGACGCCGCTCTGTCGGAAGTTGCGGAGTCACTGGAAGCCAACCGAAAAGACGCCGAGAAGATGGGCATAGACGCGTCTGAGACGGTTGAGGAGGTCCTCGCGCCGGAGAACGTCCGAGAAATAGACGTTCGGGCCCGGCCGCTGGAGAATCCAAAGGTCACCGTCTGGCTCGCAGACTGCCCGACGTGGGCCAACACGGCGGACAAAGCGTACTGCTACCCCCGGGGACTCAACGCGTACAACAGTAAGCTGACCTACACCTACGACGTTCGACCCCAGTAAGAGAGACGTTTTTTTTTTTGTCGACCGGTACCTTTAAGGGTAGTTTCTGCACTGCGGCCGCACGGCAGGGCAACTACTATACTTAAAGGTAGGGGGTACCGCAATAATTACCTCTTCCCTACTCTTTAGTACCCTCCCGGCCCATAGACTAATTGCAATGGCACACTCCCAAAGCACCCTCGGCCGCAAGTTCCGCGACGGTGACAAGACCGGTACCGCTTCGAACGTAAAGATTCATGAGACCGACGACGGCGGGACCGTCTTAGTCGGCTACGGCCACGCTGTGTACGCGTACCGAAGCCCGTCGGGACATATCACCGCATACATGGGCTGGACCAACCGAAGTAACACCCGTCGGCAGTCCGGAAGTATCTCAACCAAGCAACAGTACGGACAGTTAGGCCTTCGCTCAGACGTGTACGTCGATGAGCATATAGAAGGTGAGGACACCGACGCCGCCCCGAAGCGACACCGATTCACGCCGCCTAAGCTCGCCTAAGATGCACCACACGCACGTAAGAGCACTCGGCGGTCTCTGGGCCGTCGTTATGGTGATGGGTTACACAGTGGTACTCGTGGCCGCGCTGTAACGGCGACGGGTTTTCTTTTCGAAGGGTAGTAAACACAGTGCCGGCACCGGTATCTTTAAGTAAGGGTCTTGCTCTGCTGTTGGCACCGCAGGGCAACATCTATACTTAAAGGTAGGGGGTACCGCAAGTATTGCCGCATTACCACCCATTAAGACCCTCCCGGCCTATAGAACTAAATGGAGATGGCGCAAATAATCCCTGTCGTCAAGATTGACGACGCGAAGGAACAGGCGTATGACACGGGCTACGACAAGTTTTCCGAGGTCCCGGTAGACGACCCTGAAACGTTCGATTTGGAAGGGTTCCGCGATAGCGCCGATTACGCAAACAACGTCCTCCCGTCGCTCCGGGCGCTCGCAGGCCATGAGGATGGGGGATACGGAACGTGGACGGGTGACCGCGACGTGGCAATCCTCGAAGCCCATCAGGAAGACGACGTACCCGCTAAGTGCGTCGTGACGATGGCAAGTGACTTGCTGGACGAACTACTCGAAGCGTGGGAACGAGGCGCTTATGACGCGGCAAATGGAGAGGAGCGGTACGCGACGCTGGACTTCTAAGAAGACAGACATTTTTTTTTATCGCACCCCTATCTTTAAGTAAAGGTCTTGCTCTGCTGTCGCACCGCAGGGCAACATCTATACTTAAAGGTACCGAATGCAACTGTGTTTGCCTACTCACAACACTTTAATACCCATCCGGTTCAAGCATAGGGTGTAGATGAGCCAAACACCTAACCTCGGAACGTCGTGGAGTGAAGCTATCAAGTCCGCATACGCGTTCGGGTATCAGTCGTTCGAACACTCACACGCTGATATTATCGATGAGGCCCGTTCGATTCAAAGCGAAGCTGGGCGGGATATGGCTGTTGACTTCCTCATGAACGAAGCTCAGTGGTTTATCAACGGCGAGGACAACAAACGCCTTTGGTGGGCCATCGATGACTTCTATGAGGCACACATGCCCCAAGAGGAGTACGAGAGACTCCAGCGCGAAGCGGCCGTTGCGGAGGACTTAGACTCCGCTTTTCAGGCGGGTGCATACGACGCAATACTTCAGGGTGAGTACGACACCAGTAAAGTATCGCATCTCCACGGGGAGTAACGGCGTAGTTCTTTTTGTCGACCGGTACCTTTAAGTGATGTTTCTGCACTGCGGCCGCACGGCAGGGCAACTACTATACTTAAAGGGAGGGGGTAAGGCAAGTATTTCCGGTTCATGAGTCATTAAGTACCCCCGGGCCCAAGCATAGATTGCAATGGCACAAACGATTCCCGTCGTCAATATCGACGCCGCAGAAGAAGAGGCATACGAAATGGGCTACGACAAGTTCACGGGCGTTGCGGCCGACGTTGAAGGTGATTTCGACTTGGAACACTTCCGAGACTCGGCCGACTATGCGAACAATGTCCTCCCGTCTCTGCGGGCGCTTGCGGGGCACGGCGACACGGGACCCGGAACCTACACGGTCGACAGAGAGGTTGCTGTCATCGAGTATCACCAAGTCGAAGACCTACCTGCCGAGGGGGAGCGTGCGGAAGCTCACCACCTGCTGACGGAACTACTCGAAATGTGGGAACGGGGCGCTTACGACGCTGGCGAGGGGCGCGAAAAGTATTCCGGCGTCGACTTTTAGAGTAACTGACGTTTTCTTTTGCCGACCGGTACCTTTAAGGGTAGTTTCTGCTCTGCTGTCGGCACCGCAGGGCAATAACTACCCTTAAAGGTTGGGGTACCACAAGTATTGCCGGTTCACGTGGTATTAAGTGATACCCCGCCCAAGCATAGAGTGTAGATGACGACCCAAACCGAAATCCCGACCGACGAGTTCGATACTGAGTGGACCAACTACGGCGACGTTAACCCCTAGCCCCACGGTGGTCGGTTCGTCCGGTACGACGCTGAGTATGACGAGTTCGACGTGGTAGAGATTTACCGCGCGGGCGCTGTCAGTCCGGACTTCGAAGACGAGCCCGGTACGTACTTCGTTGAGGACGTGGGCGTCGAACTTGATGACATATGGGTAGACGGAAACCCTGAAAAGGGTTTCACCGACACGATGGAGAGTATCCTCGAAAGTCTGTCAGATGAGCACCACAAAGAAGCTCCCGGTGGCCAGCCGTTCATGGACCGGATAGCCTATTACGTGGCTGACATGACTCACTATCTGCACGGCCATACGTCGATGGAGAGCGGCGACTTCGAGGAGATACTGGCCAGCTACGGCGTCGAAAGCTGGGAATAGCTGACACTTCTTTTTGACACCCACACCTTTAAGTGATGTTTTCACACTGCGGCGGACCGCAGGGCAACATCTATACTTAAAGGTATGGGAAAGAAACAAGATTACCGGCTTCGTGCGGTTTAAGTCCCTCCCGGCCCTTGATTCAATTGCAATGGCAGTGACCGAAGCTAAGGCGATGCACGACGGTACCGAAGTTGAGACCATCGACACGGAGTCCCACCGTGGTAAAGAAATGCGACACATCCGCTACCTCGACGGAGAGCACGAAGGCGCTACTCGCTGGGTCTTCGAGGGGGACCTCGAATAATGACTGAGACCGAAGAGGACGACGACGGGCCATAGGAGCGGGGAGAGGCCAACCTCTCCCCTATCACTTTGCGAGTCCGTGGGGTAGTGCGCGTGGGAAGTAACGAGTACTGCGTAGGTTATCCTTCCGATAGGAGACGCGGGTTCAAGTCCCGCCGGACTCATTTTATACGTAACCTTTAAGTATGGTTTCTGCACTGCGGCGGACCGCAGGGCAACATCTATACTTAAAGGTATGGGGGTACTACAAGTATTGCCGGCTCACGGGGTATTAAGTCCCATCCGACTCAATACGCAAGTGTAGCATGTCAGTGCAAGACCGACCCGGTGTGCGTGTGGTCCAGAACGACGAAACCTACCCGAAGCCCGTACAGTCCGCCGAGCCCGAACTACGCGACGTGTACCTTCCTAAGCTCGTGTGTGAGCGGCTGAACGGCATGGTGCTGGAGACGTTCGACTTCGAGAAGTTCCCCGATTCGACTAACTGGGTCCGTCAGTACGACCCGCGGCCGAGCGAGGATTACAGCTATCACGCCAACCTGCACGCACAACTTCAGTGTGCAAAGGGCCAGTGGAACAAAATCACGCTGTCGTGGATACAGGTCATGGACCTTCAATTCGCCCTGCGTGAGTCCAAGGCGAAACCTCGAATCGACCCGGAGGACGCCGTTCCCCACTACGACGACCACCACCTGAAAGTCGCTGATATGGTTCTCCACCGCCTTCAGCGACAGTTTGAGCACAAGCCGTAGCGGTCGGAGTTTTTTGACACCCATACCTTTAAGTAAAGGTCTTGCTCTGCGGCCGCACGGCAGGGCAACAAATATACTTAAAGGTGAGGGTTCGGCGTAATAATTGCTGGTTCATGAGTCATTAAGTACCCCCGGGCCCAAGCATTGAGTGTAGCATGACCGAAGACCTACCCGAAGAACTGGCCGCCGTACCGAGCAGTTTCAACATGTCGAAGGTAATCGCCCGAGTGTTCGGCGGTGCCGAGCTAATCGGCTACCACCCCGATAAGGCGCTGATAGCGGTGTGGTACGGTGGGACGGGCTTCAACGTCTACAACCCCAATGCGTGGCCGCTGGACCCCAATAACAACGTCGACACCGGGGAGGTATACCACTTCAACACGACCGACCCCAGCCGGCTATCCGACCCCGAGGAAAACGCCCGCCAGACGCTCGAAGATTACGGCTTTGAGGTGGTCGGACAATGAGCTTCGTAGAGGACCACACCGAGAAGCTCCTCATCCACGTGGACGAACTCGAAGCGATGGGGGACATATCCGAGGAGGAGGCTGTCCGGTACCGGAATCGTATCCACGCACTGGAGGGAGACCTACAGGACGAATACGAGGAGTAGCCTCGCCCCTTCACCGAAGAGGAGTAAACACACGCGACGCTCTTTTTATGGCACCAGTACCTTTAAGTAATGTTTCTGCACTGCGGCGGACCGCAGGGCAACATCCATACTTAAAGGTAGGGGGTGGACCCATTATGTTGCCGCTTCCCAATAATTTAGTACCCATCCGGCCCAAGCATAGAGTGTAGCATGACCGAAGCCGAGACCGAAGTCGAGACCGTTGAATCACCCGTTGAACACATTACCGTGACGCAGAACGGGAGTCTCATACAGGTACAGCATAACGAACCTGACTGTGAGGCCGGGTTTGACCTGACGGACTTCGGCAACTCCGAGAATTTCGCAGAACTGCTGGCCACGTTCGACCTTTCACCCGACATGTACTACAACCCCGACCATTACGACCCGGTTCCGGACCCCCAGTACTCTAAGGTGGATAAACGGCCCGAGGACCCCGACCGTGACTACGGGGTGTTTGTGTGGGCCAACCGAAACGTCGCTCTCATCACGGGTAACAATCCCCTTACGGGAGAATACTCCAACCCCGATATGCGCCAGAAAGAGGAGGGATATGCCTCCTATATCGGTATCTCGGGAGAGGAGGGGGCTGTAAGGGAGATTTACGACGCTATCAAACAACGAGCGAATCACATCAAGGGTGAAGACCCCGAAGACCGACAGTTCATCTAAGCAACACGTTTTCTTTTGCCGACAGGTACCTTTAAGTAATGTTTCTGCACTGCGGCGGACCGCAGGGCAACATCCATACTTAAAACCAGTGGGTGCACCACTGTGTTTGCCGCTTCCCAACACTTTAGTACCCATCCGGCCCAAGCATAGAGTGTAGCATGACGGAACCCGAGACCGACCTCGAAACCCTCAAGTCGAACTGGACCCCGAAACAATGCGAGAACTGGGAGACTCACGGTGAGCCGCTGTTTGAGCGACTGGAGACGCTACCCATGCTCGTGGCTGAAAACGGCGGTGACCCGGACAGTGTTAATATCGGGACGGCCAAAGAGTGGTACCTTCGGACCTACCGACCCAAGAAGCGCGGTGACGGTATGATGAAACGCGACCACGTACAGATAGGGACTCCGGAGTACTACATGACAAAGTTCATGGGTAAGCTCGGCAACGCGTGGGGCTCCATTGAGGGCATGGTAATGGCTTCGATGGGTATCAACAGTGATACGAAAGAGACAGTCGAAGATGCCGCGACTGTCATATTCACCGCCCGACACCTCGACAACAAAAAAGGTCTCGCAAACGTTCTCCGGGAACACAAGAAGGTGGGTAAGCTCTACGGCTTCGAGTAACGTAGCTGGCATTTTTGACACCCATACCTTTAAGTGATGTTTCTGCACTGCGGCCGCACCGCAGGGCAACATCTATACTTAAAGGGAGGGGGTACCACAAGTATTGCCGGTTCATGAGTCATTAAGTACCCTCCGGCCATACGTACTGTTGAGGCGAGACAAACTATGAGCGAAACCGAAAGCCGATACGATGAACTCACCGAAGACCAGATTGCCGAACTCCTCGAACAGGGTGCCTCGTTCCCGTTCGTTCGGCTGGCAATGCACGACGCAGAGGGAGAGCGTAACAGCGTCCGTGAGAACGCCGAGGCGGTCCTCGAATACGGTCGAACGTCGTTCGGCTCGTTCGGGAACTACATGTGGGACGGGGACCTGTACAACGCTATGAAACACGCTGATGGGTCCAACACGAACCTGATGATGGAGGCCTTTGGCCTCACGGTCATCAACGCACACGCCCGGGCTGAGCATGACAAGGACGGGTACAAGGTCAACGATACAGGGCGTGTCGTGTACAAGTAGGGGAAAGTCCCCTACTCCGTGAGACCTGAACAGTACCAATACGATACACGAGAGCGCCCCCAACGGTGCTTTCCGGACGTACAGTGCGAGGAGTGCGGGCGTGTGCTCCTCGGTGACCGAGCAGTCGGCTACTACCCCGACGACCGTCGACTGTGTGGACAGTGCGACGACCGCCAGACTCGGCTGAAGCGTCGAGTCCGCTGGCGCTGGGGGTAGCGTTTTCTGGACCACCATCTTTAAGTAAGGGTCTTGCTCTGCGGCCGGCCGGCAGGGCAACATCTATACTTAAAGGGAGGGGGTGCTACAAATATTGCCGATTCCCCACTCTTTAGTACCCTCCCGGTTCAAGCATAGGGTGTAGCATGGACCTAAGTGACGCCACGCGGTCAGAGATTGTAGCACACTACCGGACTCATGAAGCGACCTATCAGCGTATTTGGGGGCAACTCGACACTATCCGTGAGCGGTTCAAAAAAGCCGACCGGGAGACTAAGAAGGACTACCTCAAGCTCTCATACGTCAACTCCGTTATCAGCGTACAGACGCCCCTGCATATCCACGAGGAGGCTTTCCGTCGCATACTCAGTGGTGACGGCCTTGAGCGGGCCCTTGAGCGTGTCAACTACAACGGTCAAAAGAAAAAGTACCTGTCTCAGTGCCTTCAAGAACCCGACATTTGGGAAACGCTCGTTACCGACTACAATGAGAGAGGCCTTGATACCATGCACAAAACGGCGATAGACCGTCTCAAGTTCGTGGGTACAGTGAAAGTTCCCTTCATGCTGGCCAACCTCGGTTTCACCGAGAAAATGTGCCTTGACGCGAACGTGTGTCGGATTATGGGGATAGATAGCCAACCGACCACCGTCGTGGTAGATAGGTATGAGAGTCTGTGCACCGACGTGTGTGACCTGTTTCCGGTGCTTGAGGTGGAGTTAGACCCGTACCACCTTCAGTGGGTGTTATTCGACTATCAGCGGTTCAATCGAACGAATATGGACCCCGATACCGCCAACCGACTCGACGTGGAGACGCAGGTAGCTCATCATGAGGCGTGGTTTGACGGGGCGCTCATGAGCGAGCCGGAACTGAATATGCTGTTTGAGTAACCGGTCGGATTTTTTATTGGTATCACCACCTTTAAGTGGGGTTTCTGCACTGCGGCGGACCGCAGAGCAACATCTATACTTAAAGGGAGGGGGTACCACAAGTATTGCCGGTTCACCACTCATTAAGTACCACCCGGCCATACGTATAGATGAGGTCAGACACCAAATGAGTACCCGAACCCAACTCCGATTCGTTCACCCGGACCGCGGCACTGTCGCACAGATTTACAACCACTCCGACGGCTACCCCGACAGCATCATCCCCGAACTGGCCGAACTGCGAGAAGTTCTCGAAGAGCAGGGCTGGGTCCGCGGTCCCAACTACGCGGCCGCTCAGTTCATGTTCCTGCGTAAGCTCGGCTCCATGTCGTGGAAAGCTGGCGAGCTTGAAGACGACGAGGACCCCTTCGACATGGAGAACTACGACCGTGCGTATTTCCTCGGTGGTCACGGCGTCGAGAACCCCGCTGATAACATCCACGGCGACGAGGAGTACATCTACGAGGTCACTGTGCCTCACTCACGCGACGACACCGAGTGGTCGGTTAAGGTGTCCCGAGATTTCCCCGAACCGGAGTGGGAAACCCGAAGCGGTGAGACGCGTGGCTACGCCTTCGAAGAGGGCGAAGACGCGTGGACCGAAGCGACGTGGGACTATGAGGGTGACCTTGAAGGAGCCCTCGACAAGTACACGGAGGAGTAAAGTTTAAGACCCCCGGACCCAAACAACATACGCATGACCGAAGACTCACTCAACGGCGGCTACAGGCTCATGAACGAAAATGTCGAGGACGTGGAGATGGTCGGCTCCCCGGCCTTGGACGACGAGTAGCGCCGCGGCCTCTCTTTTTGTCGGTCGGTACCTTTAAGTATGGTTTTCGCACTGCGGTGCGGACCGCAGGGCAATTACCTTACTTAAAGGTTGGGTAAACACACGACGCCTTGCCGATTCACCGGGTATTATAACCCTCCCGGCCATACGTACAGTTGAGGCAAGACGACAATGACCCGAGACCGACACCACGACGCTGACGCCGCACCGATGCACAACCGCCGTCCCGAGCGACGTTCGATTCCCGCCATCAACGGCCCGGAGCCCGAGGAGATTGCCGACGCCTTCGAGGAGTTCCGTCACGGCGAGGTGACCGACCTGCCCAGCGTCAACGCCGTGCGTGTGCTGGAGGAGGCCAGTATCGGGTTCCCGGTGACGGTCGGCTACCTTCGGATACTCGACGCCCGTATCACGCGAGGGGAGCCCCGCCACGGTGCCAAGCGGTCGGACGACCATATCTCCGGGTACGAGGTGGAGTATCCCGAGAAGTGCCCTGAGGCGGACTGTCACTCCGAACGGACTCGGTACAAGTACTCCGCCAACGGCTTCGAGTTCGGCTACGAGAAGACGTTCTGTCCGTCGTGTGAGACGGTTCACGACTCGGAGGAGTGGGGGTAACAATGCCTGAGAGCTTCGAACTCGGCTGGTACTACGTCGACCGGGTGATGAACCTCTACGTGGACGAGTACGACGAGGCGCTTCAGGAGACAAAGCGTGTCCTGAGCTACGTCAAAGTCGAGTACCTCTGCGTGGACGAACATCCCGACGAGTTCATGCGCGACGACGGTTATAACGTCAAGCACTTCGGTCGGGACGGAGAGCTAATCACCACCCTCTCACTCACCGAGGAGGACCTCAAGGACGAAATCGGTGACCTCGAACCCACTGACCGACCGATGCATATCTGAGCCATGACACTTTTCGAGTTCGCCACGAACGAGCCGACGCCCCATAGCCCGGTCTACTACACGGACGACCCCGACCCCGGCGTGCAGGCGGAACTGGCCGACTGGGAGTGACGGCGGCTCTTTTTGACGTACCCGAACCTTTAAGTAAAGGTCTTGCACTGCGGCCGCACGGCAGGGCAACTTCTATACATAAAGGTACTGGTCACCACTGTGTTTACCGCTTCCTCACCCATTAAGACCCTCCCGGCCATACGTTTACTCGTATGACGGCATACGCCACCACCGAAGTGAAGGTCGAACTGGCTGGAAGTAACATCACCGTAGACCGTATCAAGCGGTCCATCTTCCACGAGTGGGACGACTACCCTAAGACCCTCTCACTCGGTCAAGCAAGCATGGCGGTCACGCGTCTCGAAGAGGGTCTGGACCCGGACCATCCCCGAGAGCTTCACCCGAGCGTGGTCGAGGCCCCCGACTACAAAGAGACCTCAGCCGCCGAGGAGTATCTCGAAGACCTCAAAGAAGCCGTCGCGGACGCTGAGCGTATCGAAGATACACAGAAGCGTCGGAACGGCGTCTCGGAAAAGAAGGCCCCCGACGGCGTGTGGTACATCCACTACGAGAACGACGTGCCGTACCGTGGCCCCATCTACACTGAGGAGCGTCTCGAACGAATTGTCGACGGACTGGACATGTCGAACTTCCGACTGGAGGAGGTGACTGAGGAATGAGCGATTACGGCGTCGAGCACGTCGAGCCCGACGACCTTACCGAGACCGAGTACGAACGTCTCGACAAAAAGACAGAAGTCGAAAAGACAAGTCTAACCCCGCACGAGAAGTACGGGTTCACGGCGGCTCGATACGCGACGGGGACGGACCTGTATCGAGCGGTCGCCTACGACGAAATGGGGTTGGCGAATCGAGTCGGAGATTACAACGCCGAGCATCTCGGTAAGAGCATGGCCGAGAAGGTCGCTGTCGAGGCCTTTCGAGAGGAGACAGGGTTCGATGGCGTGTTGACAGTCGTCTCGAACCGGACGAGTTTGCCGAACGCGTCGAGAAAGCAACGGAACAATCAGGAGCACGTCTACTACGAGGTGGCCGTGTTCATGAACGACCCCAAATCCGAAGCGTAGGGTATCGAGGGCTCTATTTCTTTTTGACACCCATAGCTTTAAGTGTACTTTCTGCCCTGCGGTTTCGGCAGAGCAACTACCCTACTTAAAGCTATGGGTTACCTTCATGTACCAGAACCGGCCGTTCGCAGGGCAACATCTATACTTAAAGATACCCCCCGAATATTCATCCTCATTTAAGTGTTCACTCGATTTACACGCAAGTTTTATAACCCTCCCGGCACAAACATCGAGTGTAGAAAGACATGCAAGGGAACGACGGTGGCACGGTGAACGAGACTCTTCGAGAGCTACACCGGACGGCCGACATGAAGTCGGCCATGTTGCTCGAAGAGTCGTTTGCTGACGCCACACTCGGTCTCGATGTATCGGCAGACAACCCCCACGGTTACCCTATCAACATCTAAACCATGACGCACGAAAACGACGCATACGACGGAGACGACGAGACGCAGGCATCTGACTACACTCGCGGCGACCGATTTGCGGTCAACACGGACCCCTCGGTCGAGGAGGTGGTGGTGCTGGACACCATGACCATCTCGGGCTACGAGGCGGTTCTGCTGGCGGAGAAGGACGCACAGACGGGCGAATGGGCCGACGCTTACCCCAACAAGGCCCAGTATCTGACCGATGAACAAGCACTTGGCATGGTGGAAGAGCGTGACGCTCTTTCTGAGACGGACGTATCGAGCATCGAAGGCGGGCTACGGGTCGACGGGCCGAGCACCGTTGCGTCACCCGAAGGAGTGACGCCGGTCGCCTCGCTGGACGACTGAGAGAACGACTTCTGGCTGACTGACACGACTTTTTTCGCGGCCGCACCGCAGGGCAATTACCTGACTTAAAGGTGGGGGTTACTGAACTTGTTGCTGGTTCACAACTCTTTATATCCCTCCCGGCTCTACAGTAGGATGGAGGCAACAACCTATGTCAGAGACCAACGCCGAAGGACTTGCAAGCACCGAAGGAACGACCGACCAGCGAATCATCGACGCGCGTATGCCCGACTCCGTGGCGGCCGTCGAGTTCGTGGAGGGCTTCGGGTCGACCTTCGCCTGTCCCGAGTGTGGCTCTCCCGTGAGCGCCGACCGCTGTGACGAGTGTGGTCACACGCCCAAGACGATGCGAGAAGACCCCTCGGAGTGATTACGTATGAGTGACTCCCCCACGCTGGTATGGCTCCAGTACATGGCCGCGACCGACAACTCAGAGACAATCTACCGTACAGATGAGAACGGCACTGTGTACACGTTCAACCTCACAGTCGAGAAGGTGGACGAGAAGAAGCCGCAGGAGGCCACAGAATGAAGCGAGACCTGCCTGACGGCGACGTGGACCCTCCTGCTGGAGCGACCGGCATGGGTGCACTCTGGCGGTCCGACAAGAAGGGTCACGAGGGACTCGTCCGGTTCAACAACTTCGAGGACTACGAGGACTACGAAGTGGAGGTATACATGCTGGCTGAAGACGGCGAGACGGTCATCTCGGACAGAGAGTACTGGACCGACGACGCCATCAAGGAGTTCGTCAACTCCAGTGAGACGGCGTACCTCTCGGGACACAACCTCCCGGGCTCGGGCCACTACGGCGTCTTCGTGGACGGTGCACGACCCAACTGCCCCGAGTGTGGGGCGTTCATGAGCCCGGGCGAGCCGATGTTTCACGAGAGCGCCAGCTTCGCCATCGGGTTCACCTGTAAGAAGTACGGCCGGACCAACGGAGGACATGCGGGGTACATGACTCAGGAGGAGGCAATCGAGCAGGGGTACTACATCACCATCGAGGAGTACCTCAAGCGCCGGTACGGGGGTGAGAAGGCATAGTTACGCTACTTCTGACCATCGGGCTCGCACTGGGCTTTGTGATGGCGCTGGCCTGACGGCCGCGTTCGGCGGCCGCGACCGCAGGGCAACATCTATACTTAAAGGTACCGGCGGCGCAATGCTTAAGTACCCGTGGACCCAAAACTCAGTTGAGGGCAAGGAAAGGCCCTCATCCCTCGACCGGGCACGACTTGAATCACCGTATCTGGTCACTGCCGGGCCGGACTCGTCATCCGGCTCTTATCACACGCTTCTACAAGTAGAGTTGATTCTACCCAAAGTCAGTTTGTATGCGCCCGAGAATATTAGTCGGTAATATCATCGAGATATACCGGTATTCGACGGTAATATTACCCGTTCATGTTAGTTCATTAAGTGTTTTCGGTCCGATTACCGGGTAATATTACCTGTTCAACCGAAAGGTTTATATGTGATGCCCACGAAAGTGGGAATGAGCGCGGTCGAGGTAAGCATAAGTCTTTTGGAAGTCCTGATGTTTGCTGGTTTAGAGTAAGCAAACACAGTCGACGCCTCTCCAGTTGTGATTTGCTGTTCTGGTCCAACTCTACATTGCGGTATCCTAGTCCAGAGAAAAGACGGCGGTTACCTAGTCCAAAGGTAGATGCGGACCTTCTTTTAAGAGGAAATGCGGGCGGCCCGGCGGCCAGTCGCAGGGCAATTACCTCACTTAAAGATACTGCTATCGAACGGGAAGACTCCAGCCTTAGATGATGGCCACCTCTGCGTTCTCCGACGGCAGGTCACACTCTCCCACGGCGTCGAGTAGGTCGGCCGCCTCCTGCCAGTTGTCTCCCCGTCTGATAGTGAACTGATACCCCGACTGTTCGTAGTCGAGATAGCCGGCGTCAGACAGGTCCGGGAGGTGTCGATGAACGAGCGCCAGTCGAACGTCACCGTCGTGGGCCTCGACCTCGGCCTCGGCGTGGGTCTTCAGTTCTCGCATCATCTTCCGTCGGTCGGGGTGAGCCAGCGTTCGCAACGCCTCCCCGAGGATACCCATTTTTGTCATGCTACAGCGCCTCCAGCCACTCTTCCCACGTGTCTCGAATCTCGTACTCGACGGCCTCGACTGCCTTCTCGTCGGGGATTCGAATCTCGTAAAAGTCCCCGTCCGGGCTGTACACCGCGAGGTGCTTCCCGGAGGGGTGACGGTTCACGGTCATGGGCCCGAACGTAATCGAACCGGTCCGACCGTTGATGACTTCTGCCACCTTGGTACGACGGGCGTATATGTCGCCCTCGGACCGCTCAATCTGGGATTGGCTCAGTGCCATATCTAACAAATGGGTCGGATGGGTTATAAAGACTGGGGTAGCGGCAGAAAAGCGTCGGCGGCGTGTGTTTGCCCCCCATCTTGTCCAAGCGCAGGGCAACTACCCTACATAAAGGTTGGGGTACCCCGCCTTACCGAATCTCCCAGTTTTCCTTGAACCCGTAGGGGCTGAAGAATATCTGACAGTCGTGGCAGGCACTTCCTCCGAGGACTAGCTCCATGTCGCCCTCACACTCCGGGCAGGTGGGCATCTGTTACTCCCCCGAGTCGGAGTTCTCTAGCCAACCAAGATTCTTTTGGACCCGGAGGCTTAGGTGTCGTACCTTGATTATATCTTTCTGGTCAAATTTTTGACTATCTTCAAGCCTTTTCACCATCTCTTCTGTCGCTTTCTTCCATTCCTCTTGAACCTTCTCCTCATCTGCTACTCCGATTGTTTTATTGGCGTGATGAAACATTAATTCGTCGTATATGTCAACCAGATGGTGTTGGTCGTCATCTAGTGTAAACCCAGCTTCGATAAGCGGACAGTGGCATCCTTTGTAATCACATATGCCCCATGAGAATTTTCTTTCCATATACACCCTTGGGTCGGGTGGGACATAAACCTTGTGTAAGGGGAGGTATCTGTCGACTCTTCTCCGAGACCGCGCGGCAGGGTAAAACCCCTACTTAAAGATATGGGTAAGCCTTATATAGAACATGGGGTGTATGCCCACGTACCCATATACAACCTCTTATTTGTGTGCGTGGTACCAGATTCGTGTCCGAGTCGTGTTACTTACTTGCCACTACTCGGAACGTCGACGCCGTCGAGAAGTCGACCGACAGTCCGTGTCCGTGGCCATATCGACGCTTCTGAAAGGCCGTCCAGCCCCTTTCTCAGGCCCTGAACCCCCGGGGTTTTGGCTTCGAGAACCCCTTGGTGGAAATGCTTGCGAGAGGCTCTGTACTGTGCTTCTACGAGGGTTTGAAAGTCCCGTGAACGAGGGGTACACGGGGGCTCCATAGGGTTGCTTCGCCCATGCCTATAGTCAAAAAATTTTCCGTCTTTCGCTGGGGTCAACTCCCCTTTTAGAAGCCTCAGCCCCTCTCTCGTCCAATCACGAATACCCCACCCGCGGGGGAGGGCTGGGGGTCGGCCGGCGCTCGTCCACGCACCGCCAGTCCCTGACTTGTCCGCGGTCGGCGGTCTGTCCGTCGACGCATAAACCGTATGACGCTATAGCAAATTGCCGCTCATCGGTCGGCCTCCGGTTCATTAAGGAACACCCACACATGCGCCGCTTTCTCCTCGTCGTGCCAGTCGTAGTCAATGACGATGGTTATCTCGCCGCTGTTCCGTGAGCCGATTTCTGTGCCGCTTGCGAGGTGCGCGACGTGCATCCCGTTCAGGTTGATGGTCTTCGCCTTCACGAGCTTAGTACCACGGCCGTTGTCGAGACGACTCGGGTGCTCGCCGGAGACGTGCAGACGGTCAATTTTCACAAT